AGATGATATAACTACTGCAGACAATGAAGCATGGGAAAACCCTAAAGAAGGTACAGAGTAATGTGTTTTATAAATCAAAAAGATAACGGTACTTACATACAAATATGTAACAACAAATATGGTATAGAAAATTGCAGTTAGATGTTATTAGAACACAGTTCGGTAAAGATGCTACCAATGGTATGTTGTTTATTGATGGTTTGTTCGAGTGTTATACATTAGAAGACCAGTATCAAGCAGTTAAAGTTATGCACGAGACTTGCATACCTGAAGGTGAATACCAATTAGAGTTTAGAAAGACTGGTGGATTTCATGCTAAGTACACAGAGAGATACAAGAACGCACACTATGGTATGCTTCATGTACAAGATGTACCTAACTTTACTTTCATATTAATCCACACTGGGAACACGGATGAGCATACCAGTGGGTGTCTCATTGTCGGGGAAAGTCAGCAAGACTTAGACATATCTGCTGATGGTTTCATAGGTTCTAGTGCTGTAGCATACAAGAAAATGTATTCAAAAGTTGCAAATCAATTACTACAAGGTAAAAAAGTTACTATAAAATACAATACAATAACTAATCTACTAGAGAATAAACCAGTAGATAACAAAGCTAAAGACCATTTGATATTAGCTGAGTCTGTATATGATAAGTTACAAGAAATAAACGGTAATGTTATTAAGACTAATGCTATGCTTAAAGGTAGATTAATAAATTAGGAGAGATAGATGAGTGAAGAACTTAAAGATATGATTGAAAGAACCGTATGGACTTTCGTTGAAGCATTTCTTGGAGCTTTAGTTGTTGCACCTTTAATATCTGTTGATGCAAATACATTAGAGTTAGCTGCATTAGCTGGTGGTGGTGCTGCACTTGCAGTTATAAAGACATACGCTAAGAAAAAAATTAGTTAATAATCAATTCTAAATTAAAAGAATAAGTATGACCTGTTGCTACATTGTAGTTAGTAGTGTCACTACGCAATAACCTATACTTCCATTGGGTATTTTTATGTTCGTGTAAATCGCAACGTTCTTTAACTATGTCCCAATTCTTTTCGTGTCTAAGATTAAATATAAGACTACCGAATCGTGGTATGTAATTTTGTAAGAAGGTTGTACCACACACACCTTGTCTATTGTCAGTTAATAATTCAGCTACTATTTCTTTTTGCGACATCATTCATCCTTTCTCCAAATGCTGTTTCACATTGTTTACATAAACCCTGATAAGCCTGTACCTCATGCCAATATGTTTTAAAGCAATCAATGCATGTGTTTAAATAGTATCCTAGAATGGTGCTTCCCAATCTTCTACTTCATCTAAACTCTTAGCCTTTGGCATTACTACACCATTAAGTGCCTGTACATAATTAATCCAAGCAGCAGGTGTTTCTTTCTTAAAGTCTGCTAACCACCAGGACTTAGCAAATACTCTGCCATCTACTGTATCTCCTGCAGTACAGTTACCCATCAATTGACATCTAAAGTCAGGACCTTTGCTATTTGTTTTCTTGCCCTCTGGTATGTATTCGACATCTCCTCCACACATACACCATAAACCTAATTCATCAAGAGCCTTAGACCCACCCTTAGGATGAGTGTTACCTACTGTTGAGAAGTTGGCTGCNTTTAGAATNTCTACTGGATTACTAGGCGATGCAGAGGAAGTCTTGGTCTCAACGGCAGGAGAAAGGCTGTCCTGCGACTTGTCTGCATCTGTTCTAACTGGAGCTGAAACTGGTTTCACCACGCGAGGTGCCTGTTTTTTTTCAGTAGTATCGTTTGCATAGTGTTCTTCTTCAGTAGTACCACCTGTCCATAGTTCTAATCCGATTCCGAATCTCATGCAACATCTCTTTATACCATCTGATACTGCTAGTTTTAGCACTTCGCTTTCAGTAATATTTCTTTTTAATGCGTTAGTATCTACATCTCCAACTTCCTCGACCATACCTAAGCCATCTATTTGTAGTGTGCATTTAGCACCTACTATTGAATTGTCTTTATCTCTAATCTCAGTAAACATAAAGTTGTATTCGCCTGGTACTACATCTACTAATCGTTGTGTGTATATGTGGTGAGGAACATAGTCCCCAAATTTTCCCTGTGGAGCTTTCTTTACAACACTCTTAGGGAAGTCTTTAATTAATTTCTTGTGTTTTTCCTTGTCCATATTTATCCCTCCTCTAAACTAACTAAGTATTCAGCAGTCACACCTTTAGAGGGTTTAACAAACAAACAGAATTGTGATGGTCTACCCATAGCTGCTAATTGTTCTAATGCATAACCATTGTGGCTTTCAGTAGAGCCATTAACCCATAGTCTTACATCATTAAGATACAAAGAAGTCGGTGTATGATAGTGACCACACACTGCGTGTGTAAAGTTTTCCATCAAGTCTGCACTTGCTAGTGCTTTCCAACCTAGTATTTTTTTATTGTATCCATAGAAAGGTANTCCCATACTGCCACGAATGTTGTCACCATGAAAGCATAGGAACTTAGCTTTGACACCTAAGTCTGCTATCGTATACCAACTTCTATCAGGTATATGAAATTTCATTCTTGGCTCGTTCCTAAACATAGTTTCTAGAATCTTGCCTAGCATTCTATCTGCATTAGTTTCAGGGTTGTAATCTTTTCTAGCCCTGCCACCTAATGCACCATGATTACCTATAACCCAAGTACATTCAACTTCCTCAAAGTGTGTGAGTAATATACTAAAGAACTCAAACAACATAGCAGGTCCATCAACTGTTACTTGTTTGTAAAGTGAACTGTCAATTTCGTGTGCTTGTCCAGGAAATATTAATTCTCCCTCAACTATATCCCCTAGTGCTAGTACATGACACTTCTTAATAGTGTGGTTTGCACCCTGCAACTGAGAGAGATTCACGATTTTCTCTGCATATTTAATGACACGTTTGTACGCAACCTTAGAGTTGTATGTGTCTGTGTTTTTTGCTAGTTGAATGTCACTTAATAAAGGCACACAGATTTCTTGTCCATGTGTAGTAGATTTTTTTGGTGCTTTAACTTTTGGTAATGTTACTGTTGACATACCATCTTTAGCTCCTTTGTATACTGCCTCAACTAAGTCTGCTTTTTTATCTTTGAGTTTGTCTAATTGTTTTAACAATCTCTTATTAGTGTCTTTAAGTTCACTAACTTTGTCACTCTCAGCTTGTACTAAGAGTTCAGCTAGTTTCTCCTGCTCTCTTTTTCTCATTAGTTTCCTTATCTTTTAAGTATGTTAGCCACCTGTTGATACCTGCCCTAGATATTGTAAAGTCAAATTCCTCTTGTAGTATTCTGCTGACTGCACTTGAATTAGGTTTCTTACCCTCTTTAACAAGTAGCTCTATACCCTCAATGAATGGTTTGACTTCGTTAGGTACTGCCTTATACCAAGCAGTAACCCCTCCCTGTTTTTTACCATACGCTTTTGTTATAAGCTCTGGTATGTTTATGTTCTTATCTTTGCTCATGTGGTAATCATAACACCGAACACTCTATATACAAGCATTGAATCGATTTATTTATTTTTCTATGTGTATGCATATGCATATGCATATATAAAAAAACAAAAAAAAACCCCCCTCTCATGCGTACGAGTACGCACAAAAGGGGGATTAATTAGTTACATATAACATCTATTGCTAGATGCAGTACTATTGCTAGTTTCTTGTAACTTAACCTACAAACTTAGCATATTGTTTAGCAAATTGCTTTACATGTTCAATATCCTGTATCGGTATGATATTATTCTTAGCCATGAATCTCATAATCTCATGTACTTTGTCAGTACCTAGTGTTGTACCTGACCTGTTATCTGTATCGGCAACACCTACTACTTGCATATCCGAAACCCAAACTCTTGGCTCAGGTTGTTTAGCTAAGTATCTTAGTGCNTCCATATCCACAGAGTTCATTCCGTGTTCTTGTAAGTCGTGGATAGATTTAGTATCCATATGACCATTCTGTGCAATAATTCTTATGTCACCATCATAGTCACCTATACTATTTCCATACCCTACATAACCAGCTATTGTACTAGCTGGTAAAGTTTCGACAATTTCTTTTACATCATAACTATCAAAGCCCATACTTCCAGAACAGTCAATCATTAAGCTACCACCTGCTATGTGTCGCTTACGTTTAAAGACTTTTCTGTCTGTAATTATTCTGTGTACTTGTCTAGGTTTAACACCATACTCGCCTTGCGATATTATTAGTTTCTGTACTGCAATACGAATAGGTTTGTTGCCTTTGAATCTGTGCAACTTTGCTATACCATGTACACCACCTCTATTACTAAGGTAATTTATTGCGTGTTTGTAGTTTGAATTTGCCTTTTGCTCTATCTCTCTAGCTAAGTCTTTTGTAAGAAACTTAGGCATAGTCATAGTAGGCATATCCTCTACTCGCTTTGTATTGTCTTGTTTTACCTTTGTAATATTTACATTCTCGTTTTCAAATACGCCGTCTATAATAGAAGGCAAATCATTAAGACGATATTGCATATAGTAACTCATGTAATGTGGATTCATTAGCTCGTTGTATACTCTCCTAGCATGCTTCTTAGGGTTGAATGGTACGTTGTACCTTACATACTTATGACTACCATCAAGTTGTTTTTCCCAACGATACTTATTAAGATTCCTGTTTCCAGACTGTATCATGTCAATAGCACTTTGCTTGGCTTTATGAGTAAGATTAAGAATAGTATCAATAGCACTAACTTCTTGTCTTAACTTCTTATCATCTAGTGCTAACTGCAAAGGTACATTCCTACGTACTGCTGAAGTAATAGTATGGAATAACTCACTACTGTCTATACCAAAGGCAGTACCTTTTGTATTACGAACTGCACCGAACACAACAAGGCAAGCTCTAGTCATCTGAGATGCTATCTCCTCTCTATTGTTGCCTTCTTTAAGTAATTTGTAGAATAAATCTATCAACTTATCTACATGATACTTAGCAGTATTCTCGTTAAT